TTAGAAAATGCTACAACTATGGAAGGTAATATTGATACTGATAAGATAAATAGAATGTATGATCAACTAGAAAGATTAGAAAATTTAATGCAACAATACAAACAACAAGGTTATCAATTCAGTACTATGAATGAATTGAAGAAAGCAAATAAAAACAATTCTGTTGAGAGTGTAATGGCTAAATTAAATAAAATAAATGGTATGAAAGCTAATCCTTATATAAAACAATACAATCAAATAGTAAAATAAAAAAGACTAGTTTATCTAGTCTTTTTCAATTACAATAATTGCAACTACATCTTCATCATTTTTATCTTCTTTATTATCTGTACATTTTTCTCTTATATCTAAGATTCTGCCAGTAAGTGTTTCCATATAAGTACTCATGGCTGATAATTGTATATCTAGTAATTGTTTATGGTTAGTAGATAACTTTTTCCATTCCTCAGTTCCTCTAAAAGCAGATAATTTATTCATTTTAGATCTTAATTCATTTCTTTCTTTTTCTAATTCAAGTCTTATGTTTCTCATTTTAAATCCTTCTTTCTATTTTTTCTTAGCTGTACATCTGATAGTTCTAAAAGATGTACCTTCTTTATAATACTTCATAATATCTATTGTAGGGTTTTCAATACTAAATGTTGCTTTATCAAATGTAGACTTTCCAGCAGATGTAGATATTGAATATTTAAAATCATCATCTTCCCATTTACAATCTTCATAATGTACTTTAGCATAATCTTCTAATTCTTTTATTTTATCTTCAATAGATTTCTTTTGTTCTTTTAATTTACCTAAACTATTTAATAGTTGTTTATCATAATCTTCTAAATCATCATCAGTTAATACTTTTAACTGTTTTTGTTTTGAATATTTTTCTACAATATCCCAAGGATAATCATCAATTTCTCTTAATCCCATCATTATTTCTACAACAGAATTTACTATTGTTTCAATATCATTAATCATTTCTTCATTTCTTTTTATTAATTTACAAACTGGTTTGCCTTGCCACATACCACATAATAACCATTGATCTAGATTCCATGCAGCCATATATGCTTGACATTGTATCTCATATCCTAGACTATCAGTAAAACATTCACTACTAGAATTAGAATATTTATTTTCTACTCCAGTTTCTACACCATCTATAAACGTTCTACCATCTCTTTTACATTTAAGTTGGTCATTGAAAGCATACTTATATTCAGAATTTCTTTCATCAATTTTAATACCCATTTTCTTCTCAAAATAGTTTAAACAACCATCTTCTAGAGCAATACCTAAGTCCATTCTATCTTGAGATTCTTCATCAACAATTCTTTCTTCTTTTCCTAAGTCAAAATCTAATTGTTCTTGAACTGTATTGAATCCAACTCCAAAATAACTAGATAAACTACTTGCAATTACATCAAATCTTTCTTTCATAAAATTCTCCTTTTCCATTTCAACTATATTATATCACTATTTATTTCAAAAGTTTAAAACTTATCATTGTAGTTTCTAAGTTTTGCTAAAAAACCTTTCTTATTTTTATTATTCTTTTTATTTTGTAACATATTTTCATAATATGAAAATCCAAGTTTATTAAGTTGCTCGTCTCTAGACTTATTAATATCTGATAATAGTTTTTTATAATCATTCAAACTATAATAAAAATTTCCATCTTGTTTATAAGATTCTTTTAAATCTAATATTAGATTAAACCTATAAGGATAATGGTCTTTTCCTTTATGATCTGATATTCTTATAAATCCATTAACTCCATGATCAATTTCTATACAACAATGAGATGTAGAATATTCTTCATAATATCGTAATATATAACCTTGTTGATCTAAATCAGATAATAATTTATACATATAATCTCTAATATTCATATTCTTTCAACCACCATTCTAAATCTTTTCTTATATTTTGTGCAAGTGAAATAAAATCAATACCATAATAACTATTAAGAATTTTTGTATAATCATCAATAAGTTCTATTAATTGATTAACAATTTCAACATTTCTAACTATCAAACCAATACCACCATTATTATTTATTTCTTCAATTTTCTTTAATTGTAATTTAGTAGGTTTACCTTCATCAGTTTTAAGTTCTAGTCCTAGAAGAATACCTTTATATAAATATAATCTATCAGGTAGACCATTCTGACTAGACTGAGCTTGGTATCTAGCAAGTTGCCATATACCTTTGCTTTTCATAAATTTTTCAATTTCTTGTTCTAATTTACTTTCCTTTGTCTTTGTCATAATAACCTTCCTTAATTCTTTCAATAGTTCTATCTAATTTATAAATATATTCATCACATATTTCAGAATCATCTATAGCATAAAATTCTTGTATTTGGTCTAATATTATACTTACATCAGTTAATTCAGTTATAATTTCTTTTATATCTCCAATACCATTTTCAAATTTTATAATAGATTCTTGTAATTCAAATACTTCTTCTTCAAGTTTTCTTTGTTGATTACCAATACCAAAATATTCTACTATTTCTAATAGTTTTTCATCATCACTCATTAATAACATACTCCTTCTTTTCTGCCCAAGAAGTCTCACTCATCTCAGGTTCACTAATCATAGGTATAGATTTTATTACATCAGTAACATCTTCCATTATTCTTTTAACTTCTTCTATAACAAACATTTCATCTTTAGCTACAGATACCATTAATTCATCATGAATAGGTAAAACTAATCTAGATTTTAGTTTATTTTTAGTTAAATATTCCCAAACTTTTATCTCAAAAGTCTTAACCATATCTGCACAAGTTCCTTGTATTAAATAATTACAAGCTCTATAAAAATACTTACTATCATCCATATAATATCTTCTTCCATATAGATTCTCTACATATCCATATTGACTAAGATGTTGTGTTACCCAGTCTTGATATTCTTTAATTCTAGGAAATGATTTATAAAATGCATTGTCTAAGGCTTCTGCTGTCTCTCTAGAGACATCTAATGCATCCATCAATGCAGATACCCCACCTTGATAAACTTTTAAAAAATTGGCTCGTTTTCCTAGTTTTCTGTGGTGTTTAAATTCATCTGTTCCTTCTACTAAATCTGGAAAAGCATTTTTAGTAGTTGCACTATGAAGATCAGTTGGAATCCACTTTTTACCAGTTCCTAGTTCATACCAAGTATGTTTAGCATAATTTTTAATATGTTCTGGTTTAGTATAATCAAACTTAGTGGATACTTCATTATAGCAATTATAAGGCATATAAGCTCTACACATTAATAAATCAGGTTCACTAGCATGAATAATAGTATAGTATGCTTGTACTCTTAATTCCATTTGGCTCTCATCACAGAAAGCTAAACAGAATCCATCATCACAAATAAACATTCTTCTAGGATGGAATAACTCATTACCATCTCTATCAAATAATGCTTCTTTTGGCTGTTGTTGCATATCACAGCTAACTCTACCACTAACTGCTCCACTATTATTTATATCAGTATATATTCTACCATTTACAACAGCATTTAATTTACCATCTACATAAGTTGAGATCCATTTATCTAGAGTTCTCAATTCCATTATATTATTACATATATCTTTTACTTCTTCAATAGTTGTATTATCTTTAATATATTTTAATGCTTTTTCATCAGCTTTATCAGATTTTATATTATATTTTACTAATAATAACTTTTTAATAAATTCATGTTGTCCTACAGAAAAGTCCATACCTGTATACATTTGTAATTCAAAATATAGTAAATCTCTATAAGCAATCATATTTTTTCTACATTTTAGTACATAATCTACATCAACTTTAAGTCCTGTATCTTCCATCCAAGCCACAGCTCGAATTAACTTACCTTCCCTTTTTGTTACAGTTAAATCCTTGTCTACTTTTAATAATGTAGGCATAGCTTTTTCTAGATATTCTAAACCTATAACAATATCATCAGCTGCATAACTTCTCATTAATTCAGGTTCTTTTTTATAAACATCTTGATAAGTTGCTTCCTTATAATGTTCATCAATAAACTTAAAATAAGGATCATCATCATTTAAAAATTGTGTTCTAGTCTTATCATAATCTTCAATAAGTTTAGATAGTTTTCCAGTTGCTTTTTTCTTACCACTTTTAGTAGTAATTGAGAATCCATCTTCTGGAAATTCATTCATAATATCTTCTCTAAGTTGTTTTCTTCTTTCTGCATTAATCTTCTTAATAATATCTTTAATAATTTTCCCAGCAAATTTAGCATCATCACTAACATATTTACCACCTAAGGTTTCTAGACTCATACTAGCATGTTCATCAACATATTCAGTAAGTCTAGCAACAGTAATACTATCAAATAGATCCACACCTTCTGGAATAGGACTACCACCGTTCTCCATCATATGATAATCATACTTAGCATTATGAGCTCCTACACCTATGAAATTATCATTTTTCCATAATGTAGATGATTTTAACATATCCCAAAAACTATTCATAATATCTTTATCATAGTTCATAATTAAAACAAATTTAGCATCATTTACTCTAAATCCCATAGATACTAAAAATGGTTTAGATGTTATTATATGTAATCCATTGGTTTCTGTATCATAGTATAAATAATTAGGTTTAAGTAATTCAGCTCTTATTATAAAATTTTCTAGACACTCTATAGTTCTTTGTTTATATTTAATATCTAAATATTTATAATTATAACCTAATTTTTGATATAAAAACATTATACATCACCATTCCATTTCTTTAAAATTATTGAGAAATTATCAACTATCTCCATAAATCTAACTACTTCATTTCTATAAGCATATTCTCCACAAAGTGTTACATCATCATCAAATTTATTTAACCATTCATTATTTAAGAATATTTCAATATCATAAATATCTTTTTGAGCATATATTGTCTCAGGTTTAATATTGAAATATGTTTTAGCAACTTTATATATACTTTCACCATAAACATATGATGTAAATATAACTTCTTGTCTCCATCTTCTAAAGTTAGTTTTAGATTTCCTTTGAATATCAAATCTTTTATTTATTATAGCTTGTAATAATGTCATATTACAATTAAATGCACTACATATTGCTTGGAAGGACTTAGTTGCTTGTAAGTAACCAAGTTCCTTCTCAAACATATTAAATAATAAAATAAATCTTATTTCCAATACTCTAGGATGGTTCTTATATTCTTCTAATTCACTTTCATCTAATATCATTATTTACTCCTTCCAAATCATTTATAAAGACAACTCCACTATCATTAGTTTCATCTTTATTTTCTACTGTGATCATACTACCTGTATCAGTAGTAAAACTTTTATCTATTTTATTAAATGCTTTTCTAAATTTATCAGTAGGATAAACATTATCTAAGTTTAATCTAATAAATTTTCTAGCAACTAACTTATTAAATATTGCAAAGAATTTCGTATTATCCATACCAGAAACACTCAATAAGTTAGCTCTTGAAGTTCTACTTTGACCATTTAAGAAATTAAATAATGTTGCATTTCTAGCATATAGATCTTGTAAATCTTTAACATCACTATCTGTACAGTTACTATATTCTCTATATTCATTTGCATATTCTCTTAATTTAAATACTGGACTATCATAAATCTTTGTAAGGTATTTAACCATATAATCAACTATATCTTTAGTAACTATAATATTTTCATAAGATTCATCAACATTTACTAATAGACTTGCTAGAGCTACACAGAATCTTGCTAATTTTTTAGATGTAGTAGTTCCAAATAATGGGAAATTACATTCAAATATTTTGTTAAGTTCTTCTGCTTTATCCCATATATAACTTTCTACTCCTTCATCAAATTTAACATTTTCTACTTCTCTAGTAGCTACCCAGTTTATTTTATTTTGATATGCTTCCTTTGGTATAGGAACTCCTTGTAGTGTATATTCAAATGGATTTAATCTCTTTTCAACTTTAGGAATAAGTAGGAAACCATCATATCTAGATACATCCTCAGCACTCTTAATAAGTTCCATTAATGGCATTACACCATTAGGAAATGTATTTAAGAATCTAGGATTTCCATTTTCATCATTTACTGGATTAGAAATAGTTATCATTCTTAACTTGCAAGGTACAATTAATTCTCCACTAACTCTAGATAATCTTAATTCATTACTACTTCTAATATCAGTCATGGTCTTAATAAAATCAGGTCTAGCTCCACTAAATTCTTCTAAAACTACTAATCTCTTATGTTGTCTAGGTATAGAACCTATTGTATTACAAAATGATCCATCTACCTTACTAGAACCACCTATTAAACCTACAGTTGTTGATGTTTTTAATGATAAGAAATGACCAAAATTATATAATTTACACATTTCTCCAGTTGTTTCAGATTTACCTACTTGAGTATCACCTAAGAAGAATATATCTAAACAACCTCTCATAACTCCACCATAATCAAAATCTAATATAGAATTAAATACTAAATCACTCATTAACCAAATATCATAGTTTAAATGTTTAGCTATATGATGTTTAGCACTTTGATATAAATAATCTAATCTTTCTTCTATAGTTCCTTCATGTTGGAACATTTTAAGTATATCTTTATTTGTTGCATAATTTCTATTGTCATGTACTGGAATACAATTAGTACAAATTGCTACAAGTTTTTGATGTTTTGTAGGATGAGGATATATTATATAGTCTATAACATATTGACCACCTACATCTAACCTCTCAAAACTATATAAATCAAGACTTTGAACAGAACCATCAATATCTTTATCAACAACTGTTGTTTTATATATTGTTTTTGGTTCTTTCATTCTTATCTCAATAAATGGTTCACCACTAGGTATTCCCACATAACCTCTAAGTTTAGCTTTAATTTCAATATCTTTAGCACTAGCTTCTATAAGTTCTAGCATCTGAATTAAATTCTTTTCTTCTAGAAACCAACTTCTTTTTTCTCCAGTTATCATAGTTTCACTTTTAGAACCTTTTTCATCTACCTTTTCAAACTCTACCACAGTAGGAACTGAATAAGGATCTTGGAATTCGCTAGTAACTGTTATAATACTCTTTAATTTCTTTCTTAATCTATTCTCATTTAATGCTTCTTTTATCGTAATTCTAACATTTTTCTCAATTTCATCTAAATTAAAATGATGTTGCTCTAATGAGTAGAATTCAAATATATCTCCATTATACTTTGTAATATAATCATAGAAATCTTCTTTTTCTTCTTTTACAACATCACCTATCTTTATATATTTTACATCTTTTGCTATATCTTTGATGCATTTAAAGACATTTATCATACCTTTTTGACCTGCTTCATCATTGTCATAGCACAATACAATATCTTTATTTTTAAATGAACCTAATATTTTAGAGTTGGGAATTGCTCCAGCTCCACAAGTCAAGGTATAAGCATTTATTCCTTGCTCTCTAGCTATAAGCATATCTTTCTCCCCCTCAAAAAGATAACAAACTTCATCACTCTCTAAAAAGGTATCATATGGAATAAGCCAACCACTTTCAGCATCATCATTAGAACTACATTTTGGAACATTATCATATTTTAATAGATTATACTTTCTAACATCTACAAGAATATTATTATAGAAAACTGGTATTCCTAGAAGTCTCTTATTAGAGCTATTGAATCTAACTAATCCTAGATTAAAATTGTTTATTGTTTGATCAGATAGTCCTAAGTCTCTAACTTTATTTAGGAACATTTCATCAGACCAAAGTAAACCTTTATTAACATCCCAGTCATTATTAATATCATATTTATCTAGTAATTTGATTGCTTCTGTAGTTGGTATATTATTTACTTTAGCTATAAATTGTTCTTCATTATAGCCAATATTATCTACCCAACAATGAAATAAGTTTTTAACAGTATTTATGGAAGCTGATGGATGTGTATCATTATGAAAAGGACATCTTACTTTAACTTCTTCGTTGCTCCATTCTTTTTCATCCACATCTGAAAAATATTTTTTGAAGTATTCCATAAATTAAGATCTAGAATCCCATATCTTCTGTCTCTACTTCATTATTAGGGGTTTCAATTTGTTTAAATGATTTAACTTTATTAACAAATTTTTCTTCAACTTTATCTAAACCTGTATCTTTATCTTGAACTGTCTTTTCATATTTATCAGTAAATACATCAATATCACAAACAAGTCCCTTACATTTTTCTTGTATATCACTTGCTGCAATTTCTGATAAACCTATTCCATATAGGAAATTAGGAATATTAAAATCCATATTAGGATGAGTAGTTAAGTTATGAAAAACCATTCTACCATCATATGCTCCACCAATAATCTCCATTTTAACAGTACAATTATAGAATGTACAATTAGGAACTGTCTCAGTAACTTTATTTCCTTTCTCATCAGTTAATACTTTACCATTTTCATCTTTTTGATATACCTTAATTGTTTGTGTCTTAGCAGTCCATGGACTTATTTCTTTGACTCTAGCTCTATATATTCCATCTGGAATAGGACTAAAATCAATAGCTCCACCTTCTTTTGCTTCATATTTCTTATTTAAACTTGTGTCTACCATAACTATCTTCCTTCCTCATATTCACTTTTTAATAAATTTTCTATTAATTTTTTATCATATATAAATGTATCTATATATTTAAATACATTCTTAACAGTTGTTATTTTGCATATTGTTAAATTTGCAAACTCATCTTGATTATATAAATAAACATTATTTGTGAAAGCATTTACTCTTTCAGTATATAAATGTTCATAACCATCTCTTAACATAGTTCTGATTAAATTACATCCACTAAAATTAGGAGATACCAAATCTATTCCTTCCATTGGATTTACTTTTTTTAATTTATCTAGATATGCTTTAATTTTAGGTAAAAGTTCAGTTTCACCTTCTTTAGTATATTGTTCTTTTAATTCTTCTACACAATTAATTTCATCTTTAATAACTTGCTCATAAGAATTTTGAATTTTAGCTTTTAATTCTATATTATTTATGTGTTCATAAACAATAAGATCTTCATCATTATATTTTTGTTTCTTGCAAGGTTTCAAATTATTTAATTCTGTAAATAAATGAGTCATACAAGCAGATATTTTTAATAATTTAAAACCAGTTATTAATTCTTTTTGCTTTCTAAATAGTTTCTTTTTACCAATATTTAAGAAACTTTCTGTTGCTATGAATAAATCATCATCAGCTGTAATAGTATAATACTTATTATGACCTACTTCATAAAACTTTTTATAATTTTTCATCATCATATTCCTTTCTTATTAGACTCCAAGTAATGTCTTTAATGTTTTTAAGAATTGCTCAGGATTACTAAATATATTCTTATTAGATAATATATTTCTTAATTCTTCTTCACTAGCTTCTGTTGATAAAGCAATTTTATGTTTTTTCATTAATGCAACATTTACTCTTTGTAATGCTAAATTCATTTTATCAACATCTGTTTTTTTAATCAAGTCTATAGATTCAGATATTGGATCATTTTGTGTTGCTGGTTGTGTTTCAACTTGTGTTGCAACTGGTTCAGTTTTTGGTTCTTCTTTAGCTGGTTCTACAACTGGTTGTGGTGTAGGTGCTGGTTCTTCTACTTTTTGCACTGTTTTTTCAGAATTTTGTGCATTTTTCTCAGTTTTAGGTGATTTTTTCTCCTCAACTGGTTTATTTTCAACATTTTCTACTGGTAATTGTGGTTTAGTTTCTTGTGGTATTTCATCAAATTGTAAGTCTTTACCTTCATATAGTTTAAGACCTATTCCAGTAGCTCTAGAAGCAACTTTAGCTTTTGCTCTTTGTAATGCTTTATTAACTAAGTTTTGGTTAAATACTTTAGCTGCTGTATAATCTTGTTCTTGAATAGGATATTCTTCTATAAATTCCTTTCCCATAAAAACTAATCTAACTCTAACCATATGAGAGAACATTTGAGAAGTAGTTTCACTAACAACTTCTCCTTTTTGTATATTTTGTTGGTGCATATCTATCACATCTGTATGAACCAAACCACCCTCATTATTCTTTATATTTTCAAAAGTTGCATCTTCATCACACATATAAGTAAGTCTTTCCATAGTTGCCCAAGGAATATAAGTATTACCTTTATAATTATCTTTTAGATATGTTTCTACTTCCTTTGCTACATCTGATGTACCATTGTAATTTTCTAGGAAAATATCTTTCCAACTTTTCTTTGCATTTGTCATAATTTCATTTCTCCTTTTCTATTAAAAACCAAAATCTTGGTTTTCTTCATTATATGGTTCTAAGAACATATCACATTCTTCTGGTTCTAACCATCTAGACCATCTAATTAAACTCATGGGTACTGGATAGTACACTAATTGTTTAGCTTTAGAAGAAGGTAGTCCTTTTTCTTGTAGTGCATCTAACATTTCTTTTTTAACATTAGAATCATTTTTAACAGTATATTTTTCTCTTTTAATATATGACATATTATTCACTCTCCTCTTTCTCTAATTTTAAGTCATCTACTATTTCATCAACTGTAAGATCATCTATATCTTCTTTTTCTTCTCTAGGTTCACAATAATCATCATAACCTGGATAATAACTACTTAAATCAACTGTTTCCAATAAAATCACCTTTTTCCTTTCTTTTTAGTAGTTTCTCTAATACTTCCATATCTTCTCTTATATTTTTGTAATTCATTTTTTAAATTATCAATTTCTTCTCTATATTTAAGACTTTGAAGTAATATTTCTTGATTTTGATCTAGTTGTTCTATTTTTTCACTTGCTAATGTTTCATATTTAACACATAAAGTGTTATATTTCTTTCTCCATTTACCCCTATTTTCTATTATTCTTTTTATTATCATAAAAATCACCTAATATAATATCTAATAAGTCTTTACCAAATGTGTTATATGTGTATATATCTAATTCTTTATGATTAGTAATAAACTTTACAATTTGTTTCATCTTTGTTTCATATTTTATTAAATCCTCTAACTGTACTAACATTGTAATTATCATAAATAATATAACTACACTTAATATTATTGCTAATGCTGTCATTTATTCACCCCTCTCATCACCATCTACAATAAAACCTTTTGTAAATAGGTATTTTTTCATTTTTAAATATTCTGATGGATCTAAAAGTTCATTTATATCTAATTTTAATGTTTCAGCTAATTTCATATATCTAGATACATCCAAATAACTTTTAATAAGACTTTTATCTTGAGCTGTTTTTAGAATAGAATCTATTTTATCTTTGATTAGATAAAATAATAATTTTTTATCTCTCTTTTTCATTATTTATCTTCTCCTTTGAGTTCCCTCATTTTGCCTAATAAAGTTCCATAATCAACTACTAAATATCTTTCTTTGGTATTTTCATTGTGTTTATGATTTACCACCCATTTTCTTAATCTATTCCAATTATCATTTAATCTTTCTATCTTATTATCTTGCTCTACAACAATTTCAACACAAGTTTTATTTTTATTTTCTTCTCTATCTAAAATGTCAGCAAATTTATTATTTATTTCTTGTCTATTCACTCTTTATCTTCTCCCTATGTACTTTTTAACTTTTTCTTTATCTAATAAATTATTTTCTTGTAAAAATTTGATACAATTATAAGTACTACTTATATATCCTTCTTCTCTTAACCATTTTGCAAATTTATAAACCAATTTTTCTCTTTCTTCTACTTCTATTTGTATGCGTTCTTGCCAAGATATTCTTTTCTTTTTCTTTTTCTTAAATAAATTAAACATTATTTATCACTCATTTCATTTAATTTATCTATTATTTCATTGATTTTATCTTTTACATCTCTTAAATTTGCATCGAATACTTCATAAAATTCTTTTGCTTCCTCACAATAATATGTTGTGTGAGCAAACTCTAATTTTTCTATCTTCTTATTATCTTCTAGTATTTCTATTTCTTTATTAATATTTGCCTCATCTAGTACATAATCTTCACCAAATAAATGATTTCCTGTATTAACTCTTATATAATCTAAAAATCCAAGTTCATCAGTTTTATATTCATATTCATACCCACAAGTAAGTTTTATCTTTTCAGGTACATCTTCACCATTTGCTATTTTATTTAATAAATCTATTATTTTCATTCTTCTACCTCTTTTCTTTTGACATATCTTGTATCATTTCTTTATATTCTTCAAAAGGTCTTGCTTCTTTACTCACTTTTTATCTTCCCCACTTAACATTTTAAATAGCTCTATATCAGCATCAAATATTTTTTTCTATTCTTTTTTCTATCTTCTTATTATCTTCTAGTATTTCTATTTCGTCATTTAAAGATTTTATCATATCTATTTCATCAAATAAGTAATAATGCTCTTTTAAATCACAACTTCTATATTCTTCAATATCACTTTCATAATCTCCATAATCATAATTAATATGATATGTCATATTTCCATACATTATCTTTTTTGGTGCTTTACCATCTTTAATTAAACCTAATAATTCATATATTGTTATTTTCATTCTTTATCTTCTCCTTTAAGTTCTTTTTTATTTTCTAAAATAGAATTAAAATTACTACTTGCTATGATTTTTTCATAAGCATATACTTTTGCTTCTAACATTGCATTTTTCTTTTCGTTTTCAAAATATAAGTTAGATATTTCATTTGCTATTTTTTCAAAATAATTATCTGGTGTATAAGTAATTTTAAATATAGTGTCTGAGATTTGATATTTCCTTAATATTTTTAATATTTCTTCATTCATTATTTATCAACTCCTTTGATTAATATATTTTCATAATCAGATAATAAAGCTATTAATAATTTTCTATAATCTAATTTACCATTAGTATAATATTCTGGATTCCATGAATCCTCATCATGTTGTAATATATGTCCATGTAATTCATGCTGAATATCAGAATGAACAGCTTTTATGATATTATTTAATCTACTTGCTTTATTTTTGTAATAATTTAATTCAAATTTTAAGTCTTTTATTTGTTCTTTATATTCTTTTTCAGCTCTATTAACATCTAACAATTTTATCATCTCCTTTTTACTTTTTAAATTATTGGTTTAAATGTTTTTATATCAATTTCATACCACTCATCATTTATTAATCTTTGCATATCTAATAATTTATAATTTTCATCTTCGTGATATGTTTCATATAAAATTGTTAAATTAGGATTTATTTTCCCTCTCATAAATCTTAATTCTTCACCATTAGATTGTTTGTTCATATCTAAATCTATCATAATTGCTTGATGTAAAGTGTTATATTCATCTCTATATTTTTCTATTAAATATTTAGCCTTATTCATTCTTTATTCTCCTTAAATAGACAATTCATTTAGATCTTTTTCACTAAATTCTACTTTGTTTTGAACCATTTCGTATATTTTTTCATCAATAGTTCTTTCCATTACTAGATGATAGTATATTGGCATTTCTGTTTGACCAATTCTATCTATTCTTCCTAGAGACTGTCTATAAGCTCTAGAACTGTCTGGCATTGAATAAAATACCATCAGATGACATTTATATTGAAGTCCATCCAAACTTTCACCAAATGCTTCATATTGACCTATCAATACATCAAATTCTTTTTTAAGTTCAGCAGGTTTATCTTTAATATCACCGTTAATAACTATGTATTTCTTACCTAGTTTTTCACACACTCTAATGATAATATCTTTTTCAACATTGTAATTATATAAAACACTTACAATATCATCAGTATTTGATAGGAACTCTTCTAGCCAATCAGCTTTATTTGTATTGTCTCCATATTTATATTTATTACCATATTCATCAGTTCCAGTAACACAACCACTTATTAATGTTTTCTTACCTATTCTAAAAGCACTTACATTATCAAATGTTATATCTTGATAAGTTCTATCTTCTAACATCTTAGCATAATTCTTTGCTCTAGGAATAGTTATCTTTAATAATTGAGGTTCATAGTCTCCATATTTTGGAGCATAATATCTACAACATAACTTTATTATAGGTTTAATCTCATCATCAATTAGGTTCATTCTATAACCAGTTATTTTATTAATTGGAAATGGCATACCAGGATATTGCATTTTCTCCATTCTACAATATCTATTTTGAAATAAAGTATAACTCATATCTAAATAACCTAGAAAAGTAAGTTGACTATAAAGATCAATATAACCACCATATTCTTTTTCAGTTGGTGTAGCTGTAAGAATAATCTTATATGGTGTCAATTCACCAAGTTCTAATACTTTTTGAGTAATTTTAACTGGACTTCTAGTAGTTCCCATGTTTTTGATCTTATGACTTTCATCTATAATAATAGTCCAATTCTTATCAACTAAATCAAACCAATCCATTTTTGTTACAATATCAAAATTAATAACTACGCATGAATTATGTATATCTTTATCTTGTTTTATAAAAAAATCATTTATTTGTTGGTTTTTCTTAGTTGAACTCCAACTCATATTATATTTACAAACCATTAAATCAGTATGCTTTTCAATTTCATCAAACCATTGTGTTACTATCTTTTGAGGACATATAACTAAGAGATTTGAAGTTGGATTTTTAGTAAATCGTTCTAGACTTGTAATAGTTTTTCCACTACCAGTTTTCATAAACAAACCAATACTAGGAACATTACCAAGTTCTTTTAATATTTGTTTTTGATAGTCTCTTAATTCTACTCCTTTTAACATATTTATCACTCCTTATTTATAGGTTTAAATATTCATCATACAACTTCTTAAAATCTTCGTTTTGTTCTGCATAAAATTTAAATTTTAATTCTTTATCTAATTCTGCAAATTTATTTTCCATTTCTTTTTTAAGTTCTTCTTTCCTATTTTTATTATCTATATTCTTATAAAAATCACCAAGTGATACCTTTTTATAAAATTTTCTTGGTATTTCCTTCATAATATCTTCATCAGTTTCAATATCATTTTCACAAATATATTCTTTAGTAATATCTTTAATAACTCTAGCTATAAAAATACCATTATTTAAAGATTCAACTATAATTTCATCTTTATCATTTAATTTTGTAGTAGAATACATAATTCCAAATTGCTTATTTTCTTTAAATGCTGAACTTGCATATTCAATCTCATAAATTTTTAATTTTAATTTTTTCATTTTAACTCACTCCTTAATAGTTTTCATCAATATATTCTAAATAATCTATCTTATCTAATAAATCACTTATTAATTTACTTGCATCTTGTTTACTTAATTTCCAATACTTTATATCATCATAGTCATTACAACCCATATCATCTAGTAAATCAATTAAATCTGATATAGTATCACTTTGTTTATCAGTTAAGAGAATTGATTTTGTAGTAAATTTAATATCATCAAGTTTTGGATTCATATTATCACTCCTAATCATAATATTTAGAATTATCAATTACTGATAACACTTTTAATGTCTTAGAATATTTACATTTCCTAATGAAATTATCTTTTAAATAAGTACTCCAGAATGTTTTAGTAAATGTTTTTCTAGTTTCTAGATTTAATAATTTTACCTCGTACATAAATTATAACACTCCATTCTTTAAAAAGTTCAAAACTTTATTTAATTTTATAAATTTTGTATTTTTTACATATTATTCCTTTAGTTCTTATTTGTTTACTCAAGTTGGTTAAGCTAGTTGATACATTTAGTTTTGTTTTAAAGAAATATTGAGCTTCTTTCAGACTTTCACAGTCAAATAAATTCAACTCATCCTCTTTATTCATATTATTTATATGTAACTCATATATAACTAACCTCATCTAAATCAACTCCTATTCTAATTTATTTTTAATTCTTCTCTTATATTGTCTATATCATCTTCTATTAAATTCATTAATGCTCTAATTATTTTCTTATCTTCATCAGTATAGTTATGATTAAAACCATTATAATAATCATTAAATAATACCCTTGCATTCTCAAAAATATCAAATATTCTTCTTTTTACTTCAAATGTGTTTTCCATATTACCAATTCTCCTTTAAGAAACTAATTATCTTATCTTTTTGTCTATTATAACTATCTTTATAACCATTACTTTCATAATGCTTTAAATCTACTATTGCATCTGCTAACATTTTCTCTTTAGGTGTATTTATTAGTTTTTCATAATAGTTCACATCACAAAAATCTTCTACTATATATTCTTGTACTACATTATCATAGATCTCAAAAGTATCACCCATACAAATTCCATTATTAGCTTCCCAAGATACACAAGTATTTACATTATTATATTCAAAATCTAAATATCCATAATCATCGTAATATTCTAGATTATCTATACATACACCTTTAAATTTAGATAATACTTTACTTATTTCTTCTAGACTATAATCTTTACTAATTCTAAATTCTACTTCTTCTTTTATAAAATTATAATCTTTTATAGCATTTTTAATTAATTCTATTTGTCTGTTTTCTAAGAACATGTTAAAACCTACTCTCTATTCTAAAATCTTTAACATCACTATCATAGTAAATTCTTATTGCTGAACCACTCCAATAACCTTGGAAATTTAAGCAATTCTCTAATTGTTGTTTTATTTGGTTTTTATCTCCAAAAACGAACTCCCCATAATCATCCATAATTTCTAGAAATCTATCTAGCATTTTATTATTAACTTTAATCTTCATATTCATCATCAAACTCCTCATCTTCATCAGTTTTATCATCAGTTTCTTCAAATTCTATATTCTCAAATAATTGAATTAAGTTCTCACAGTCTCCTAAATCATATTGTTCTGCTCCTTCATATACTGTCTCATCTAAATAATTGTAGATTAAATCTAGACTATGTAATTTATCTTTAATTATTTGTTTAATATCATCATTAGTGATATAAGAATAATCATCTTCATCACCATATAGAGTATTTAAAAACTCTTGTTTATTCTTAAATATTATCTTCATCTTCATCACCTTCATAGATTACTGCTACAATTTTATCTTTGTAAGCATTTAATGTACCTAAAATATATTCTTCACAACAAATATCAATTATTTTTACATTATCTCCAGATGCCCATTCATCATAACTATCTTTCATAATATTTTCTATATCATCTATATCTCCACTTGTTGTATCTTTGAATATTACATATAACATTCTATTAAAACATTCTATATAACATTCAGCAACTTTACCATTCCATAAGTTTAATTTTGCATTTTCTAAATCTATCATAATTATTCCTCATTTTTATTTCTACTTGATAAGAATGTTACTTTTTCAGCAACTACTTCAGTTTTATAAACTTTAGTTCCATCTTCTTTTTCATAAGTACTAGATTGTAGTCTACCTTTAACTCCTACAATATCACCTTTTCTACAATATTCAGCTGTATTATCAGCAATACTATTCCATAAAGTACATTCTATGAAGTCAGTTTCATATTCTCCCTCTGCATTTTTGAAACATCTTTGAACTGCTAATGTAACACTAGCAACCTTCTTGCCATCTTCTAACTCCTTTACCTCAATATCTTTTGTAAGTCTACCTACTAAAACTACTTGATTTAACATAATATCACTCCTTCTTTCTATATTTACTTTTTAAGTAAATCATGTAGTTGTCTTTAAGACATTTTAATTATAACATATAACTTTAATAATTTCAATAACTTTTTTAATATTTTTAAGATTAATACTTTTTAATTGGTAATACTAAACCTATTTCCTCTTTATCATTTACAAAGAATAAAGGTCTTAAATCTCCTTGAAAATAGATCTTTACATTTGTACCCAGTACATCTATAACATTTTTAACAAATTGAGGATTAAATGTTTGAGTACCTATTGTAAATAGTGTATCTTTATCTTTTTTACCCATTTTACAAGTACTTTCTAAATCATCTAGATTAAACATTTCTAACTCATTTGAAGTATCATATTGTAAAATTCTTTCCATATTAGGATAATTTCCATAGATACAATTCTCTTTACCTATTTTATTTGCTAATTCATTATCAGTTGTTACTAATTTTAATGGCATATTATCTTCTTTAATTGCTATTAAATGATAACTATCTGTTACAACCTTATAATCTTCATATACTCCATAACAAGTAAGTGCTGGTCTAGCATTGTCTTTACTTGCTACTCTTTTAATTGCATTTACTCTAGTTTTGCTACTTGTTTTATAGCAAGATTCTTCTCTTATTGCTTTTTCTAATTTTTCTTTTAATGATAGTGCTTTTACAAAGTCCATATCATTTTTCATAATTTCTAATAATTCTCCATAAATTGTTTCTAATTTCATTTTAATTCACTCCTTTTCCATATACTTTCATATTTTTTAACCATTCTATTTTACTTTTTAACCAATCATTATCAGTAGTATCATTATACATTTCATATAATGTTATTAATTGAGACATATAATTGAAATCTGATATATGCATACCTTCATCATCCCATTCATATTCATTAGAATAATAATCTAATGCTCTTGAACAAATTCTAGTTATAATACCATCTAAACAATTATAATACTCTACAACTTCTCCACATTGTAAATCATATAACATAAAGTCTCTAATATTATGTCTATAAACTCCCCAACCATATAACTCATTAAACTCATCAACTTTTTGAAATTTAACATTTAAATCTCTTAACTTTATACTTTTAAATAACATTTCTTGCATTTTAATTCACTCCTATTCTACATATATGCTATTTTAATTTCATCAATTCCAACTTGATTAACTCTAACATATTCATATTTATTTAATAATTTATTTAGCATTTTTTCAGCTAGTTTTAACTCTTTTAAATCAAATATCTTATAAACTCTAGTATATTTCATCTTAGATCATCTCCTCATCATATACTATTGCATAGTTATTTCTATCTAGAAATTGCTCTCTATTCTCTTGATACTCTTTAAGTAAGTCATTTATATACTTTCTTTTATTTTGTCTATTACCTATATAACATTTTGAATATTCTTCTAGAAAAGCATACACATGCTTACTAGTTGTTGTTGAATAGTCCCAGTCTCTACCTAATGTTATACATTGATAGCAACCTCTATTATTTGTAATTTCTACCACCTTGCTATTATAACTTTGTAATATATCTACATTTAATGTATCATCATAAAGATGAAATTGATTTCTATTTAAAAATTGCTCTACTTTCATTTTAATTCACTCCTTAAATTAAGTCATAGTTTGTTTCAACTAGTCCATTATATTGGTTATCGTGTGTATATTCTAAATTGTTTAAATGTATCCAAGCACTATTTAATTGATAGCAAGTCTCAAATAACATATCCATTCCACAACCTTGAATTCTCATTTTGCCCTTATTTGTATAAGTATTCTCAGTAATACTTGCTACTAACCAAGTAATATCTACAAGTCCATTTTTAGTTTGTGCATAGATATTGAATGTTCTTGACATTCCACTTTGACTAGGTTTTAAGTTTGTAAATACTAGTCTTTTGTTGTCTTTAACTAACTCCTCTAATCTTTTTAAGTCCATTTTTCTTTTTTCAACATTTTTCATAATTTCATCACTCCTTACATATTTTTATGAATTAATGTTTTTATTGTTAGCTTGGAAACTAACAAATCTAGAAACACTTCACCCAGAAGATCTGAAGCTAGTGTACCTAGATTTATCAGTTTCCTGATAAACCTGCTCATTGTATTATATTGGTTTTGCAATTTACTCCTTTGTGTCATCTATGAACCCACACACAAGTATCAGTCAAGCATCATATAACTAAACCTTACAATATGAATAACTTATCTACTACCTAGAAATCGGGCTTTGATTAGAAACTTTTCCTAGAGTTCAATTATTATTATTTGTCAAATATCTTTAAAATGTTCTAACTCTTATAAGTAATCAAATTATAAAGTGGTTTTTTAGAGTATCACTTAACTCATTTGATGTCTTAATTATATCAAATAACTTTTATAATGTCAATAACTTTTATAACATTTATATTTTTATTTGATATTTTATTTTATATACTTGATTACTTAACAATTTTCCGTCCTCTTACTGCCGTCCGTATGTGTTGCCACTGCCTAGACCGTGTAGGGTAATTCTCTCAAGTACAATTAGATTATATCAAATAATGTTTATAATGTCAATAACTTTTTTAACATTTATAAAATTGATATATTTTTAATGGTGTCATCTCTCAATGACATCTTAATTATAACTCTTATTATTTTTAATGTCAATAACTTTTTTATTATTTTTAAAAATGTTATATAAAATAAAGGTTTTATATGATTTATTAATGTTATATAAGTTATTAATATTATAATTTTAATAACTTTTTTATTGTATATAACTTTTTTATGTTGGTAGGTAGTCAAAAAAAGATGTTTATCGTGTGAGAGTGTTTTTTATATATTATATATAGATATGTTTATATAAAAGTATATTAGTTTAATATAGTAGTATATAAATTACTATTTTAAAAAAGTTATTGAAATTATACACTACTAAAGAGTTATTATTTATAATATTTTTAAATCTTTAAATTATTTATAACTTTTATTTTATTTATATAATTATATTATTTAAAGCATTATATACTATAATTAAGGGGGATATGGTTTGAAAAGCGTATTTTATACGCATAGATCTATTGTGTGTGTATGTATTCTTAAACATAACAAAAATCTCTCTATTAAAAAATTATGCTATAATAACTCCCATGGGGGGAGTTGATGATTATGGGTAAATCTGCAAAGAATAGGATACCTTGGACTAATAGTTTATATGATGCTTTTACAAAAGAAGCAATATTAACTGATCTAGAAAAGAAGGTGTTATATTCTAGAGTGTGGGAAAAGGATAAATGGACTATTGTTAGTTTAGCTTTAGAGAATCATGTTAGTAAGTCCACGATAAATAAGTGTATTTCCAGTATTAGAAGTAAATATGAATACTTACATTCTATAAATCCTAAAGAGTTTCCTAGAAACGATTAATAAACAAAAAGGGTATAAACATAAGACTTTATGCTCTTTTTATTATGAGATAATTACATTGAGAGGGATGATATGATGTACGGAACTAACCCACAACTTAATGTAATTGATAGACAAATTTTAGAAGAACGAAATAAAATTAATGAGCTGGAAAAACAAAGAATACAAGCTCAATATTCACAACCAACTATACTTAATCAAACTATACAGGCTGGACCGAGTGCTAGTGGTATTAGATATGCTGAGAGTATAGATGATGTTAATAGAGAGATGATATTTATGGATACTCTATTTGTTAATAAGGACTTTACTAATATGTGGTATAAGTCTCCAGAAGGTAAAGTTAGACCATTCTTATTAGAGGAGATAGTTCCTAAAGATGAGAAGGATCTTAGAATAGAGTCTTTAGAGAAACAAGTAAAAGAATTGCTAGAAAAGAGGAATGAAGATGCAAATAAATACTCAGGGGATAATGCAGCAACTACAAGCTCAATATCCGAACCAATTCAAACAACTACAACAGATGAGACAGAATAATACTCCAGAGATGTTACTTAAAAACACTTTAGGTAAACAATCTCCTGAACAAAGGAGAAAATTATATGATTTTGCTAGGAAATTTGGATATTCTGATACACAGATAAACCAGATAGAAAGCATGTTATCTAATGGTATCAACACATAGTGTTTGATATATAGAAAATTTTAGAAAGGAGTAAAATTATGAACGGATCAACAAACGGAATTGTACCTACTTTCGACTTAACTGGAAACAACAGTGGTTGGGGTGGTAACATGGGAGAATGGATTCTAGGTATTATTGCTCTAGGTATGCTAGGTAATGGTGGCTGGGGATTCGGTGGTGGCTTCGGTGGTGGAGCTGCTGGAATGTATGAGTTCCCTTGGTTATTAGCTGGTCAACAAGGAATTAATACTAATACTAATAATGGATTCGATACATTACATTTAAGTAATCAATTAGAAGGAAATCGTGATGCTATTAATTCATTACAATTACAACTTTGTGGATGTTGTAATGACATGCAACAAACTGTAAGTAATGGATTCTATAATTCAGAAATAGCTGCTGCTAATAGACAAATGGCTAATATGAACCAAAACTTCAATAACCAAATTTCTACATTACAAGGCTTTAATGGAATTCAAAAATCCCTAGATAATTGCTGCTGTGAAAATAGACTTGCTACACAAGACTTGAAGTCAACTGTTATTAGTGAGAATTGCTCAGATCGTGAAGTATTAAGACAAATTGGTCAAGATATTCTTGTTAATCAAACAGCTAATACTCAAAAGATTATTGATGAAATCTTTAGAGATCGTTTAGATGAAAAAGATGACAAGATTGCTGAATTGAACAGACAAATTCTAATGAAGGATTTAGCTACAGGATTAAGCAACCAAACTCAAGCAATTACAGCAAATGTCTACAATGAATTGAAGAATTGCCCTGTCGGCACTGTTCCAGTATATGGCAGTCAACCAATATTCACTTGTCCTAACAATGGTTGTGGATGTGGAACAAACTTTGCAACAACTTTTTAATAGCATATAGTCTATAAGACAAACTCAATATGAGAACTTGCTAATTTTATGAGAATAGGCAAGTCCTATTCTCTTTATTTTGAGAGGAGATTTAGTATGATACAAACAATAATAAATGAACCATTAGTGTTATCAAGCAACACAAGTCCAATAGTATTTGATGCTGTAAACATAATAACAGGAAGTACACCTTGTGCTTTTGGTGGATGGCTAGATTATGAAAACGGAAGTCCTTTATTTAAGATATTAGGTAAAGGATATACAGGATATTATAATGCTAGTTTTAGTGCATCAATTTCTTCTGCTACTCCAGGAGTTGTGGCTATAGGACTTTATGAAGATGGAGTACTATTACCAGACACCGTAAGAGCTGTAAATATTGCAGCAGCAGGAGATTATGAAACTGTATCTTTCAATAGAAAACTTCAAGTATGTAGATGTGGTAATACAAACTTAACTGTTGGAGCAGTAGGAAGTGTACCAACACCAACAGATCCTACAACACCTATTGTTACACAAGTACCAATTATTACTAATGCTACATTTAACCTATCAAGAACTAATAATTAATGATAGCTAATCCAGCAGATATTGCATCTTTATTACTACAAGTAGTTAATTTAGATGTATTATTTAAAGATTTTAATAATGGTGATTTGATGAAGGAGTTACAACATCAAAACCAAGACTATCTAGAAAAGATCGTAAAACAAAATGAAGAAATAATAGAACTTCTTGAAAGGAGATTCAAAATGGATGAATTGATGGAAAAAGTTGAAAAATTTATTGAAAAGAAAGGTAAACAAGAGTTCCATACTTTAGATAAAGATGAAATGTTTAAAGTAGTGGATATTTATAAAGATTTAAAGGAGATAAAGAATATGAACGGATATGGAAACGAATATAATCGTGGTTATGGAGCATACAATGCTTATAATGCATATAATGAATATAACCGTAGAGGTGTAGATGCTAAGTATAGAGCATCAAGTTATATGGATGGCATGAGAGGAAGCTATGAGGCTTATGAAGATGATAGAAACGAGTTCAATGCTGGTGGAAATTATGGAGCTAAAGAAGATGGCTTAAAAGATTTAGATGCTATGTTACACTACAATTATAAATTAATAAAATATATTAAAGAAACAGCAACTTCTCCAGAGGAGCAAGAAATTGTTAAAAAACATTTTAATAAAGCTAAAGAATTAATGAATGTATAGATATTACAATAGAAATCCTAGAGATAGGAATATTGAGGATTGTGTAATCCGAAGTATATCCTTGCTTACTAATAGAAGTTGGGAAGATGTTTATAAAGAACTTGTACATTTCTCATCTAAGGATGGCTATATGACAGATAATGTAGAATTTGTTGAGGACTATTTAGATGATAGGTATCCTAGAGAATGTCATTATTCAAAAAGTGTTGGTGAATTTGCATATGAACATCCTTATGGTAAATATGCTGTAACAATGTTTAACCATATTACAGCAATAATAGATGGTGTTATTTATGATACATTTGATCCTTCTGATAGGATTATGAGATGTGCATGGAGAATAAAAGACTAGAAATAGTCTTTTTCTTATCTTTACAATATTTATTTTTAATTATATAATTATTATGTTAGAGTAATTTTTATATTGGGATCTAGCCTCCTGTCTGATGTAGTTTTTTGTTTTTTACTCTAACTGAACTCCTTTCATTGTAGACCAAGTGCACAGGTCTACTTTTTATTTACTTTTTAAATAGAATAATATATAATATTATTGAGTAATAAGACTTTTTAGTTTTAATACTCGTTGCATCATCAATTCCATTTCAACTGGTTGGGAGTATTTATACTCCCCCTTTTTGTTGTAAAAATTTATAAAATGATATATAATTTAATTAGGATTTGGTGGTGATATTGTGGATAACATTGAAGAAATAAAGAAAAATGTTAAGAAAAAAGACAATGTTCTTTTAGAACTAATCAAAAATGATGATAATCTAAAAAAGAAAGAAAATAGAGCACAAAAGATGTCTTATTTATCTCTTGCTACTCTATTCATGGAAAAATTTGATGAAAATATTAACAAAACTTCCATAGAAATGAATAACACAATACCAGTTGGAATAGATACTTGGAAAGATTTTTTGAATTATCCTGTAGTTAGAAAATATATTCAATCATTCAAAGATGAGAAGATTATGAATATTGCAGATACATGTTTAATGGAAGGTAATAAAAATGCTGTTAGTATTAAGAAGTCTATAGAGGATAAAGGATCTACAATTAATAATTCAAACATTGTTATTATAAGGATTCCAGAAAAGGTGGATTTTGAGTAATGAATATTAATGATTTAGTATTTAAAGGTTATTCAGATGATGGATATAAATTATATAAATGTCCTTTATGTGGTGGAGAAGTTAGAGTACATGAGAATGTTTTTTATGGTAGATGTGATACTTGTTTAGCAACACTTATTGACTATAAACCATGTGCTCATCAAGTTAATTTTCATAAAAGTAAAGCAAAGTTTAGATTAAATATTGGTGGATATGGTACTGGAAAAACTACTATGGATGCAGCTGAAATAGCAATACATGCTTTTAGTGTACAAAATGGTAGAACATTAATAACTGCTCAGTCATTACAACAAGTTAGAGAAGCTGTACTTCCAGAATTGGAGAAATTTTTACCACCTTGGTTTTTTGCAAAAAATCCTACAAAAACTCCATTACCAAAATACATTTTAACAAATGGTCATGAGATAATAGTTTATGCTAGTGATGATGAAGAAAAGATAAGGTCATTAAACCTTACAGCATTTTGGATAGTTGAAGCATCTGGTGTAGACTATAAGATATTTACACAGTTACAGACTCGTTTAAGAAATAGAGCTGCTGTTGTAAAAAATAGAGAAGGTTATGAAGTAGAACATAGATTTATGGGAATTGTAGAAAGTAACCCAGAAGAAGGATGGATAAGAGATGAGTTTTTATTAAGGTCTGGAAAGATATTTGCAAGTAAAAATGTAGATATTTCCTCTTATGATAAATTAAAAACTAAGAAACCTGAAAGTTCTTATCATTCATTCTTATCAGCAACAGTTGATAATAAATATCTACCAAAAACATTCGTTTCAGATATGTGTGTAGGTAAGAGTGAAAAATGGATAAGAAAATATATTTATTGCTATCTAGAAGTTAAAGAAGGTGCTGTTTATCCAGAGTATGTTGATAATATAGTTGATCCATTTCCTATTCCAAAAGATTGGATAAGAGTATTTGGATTTGATAAAGGTTGGTCTGATGCTACTTGTTTAGCATGTGGAGCAATAGATCCTAGTACTGGTATTTGTTATATTTATGATGAGTATTATGAATCTCAAAAAGCAATAACATTCCATGCTAGAAGAATTAAAGAAATGATTGATGGATTTAATATATACAAAGGTATACAAGCAGATCCATCAGTTAGAAATAAAAGTGATAGAGATGGTGTTAGCTATCAGCAATATTTCTATCAAGTAAGTGGTATATGGCTACAAGAAGGAAATAATGCTATAATGGATGGTATAGATAGAGTTAGAGATTTTATGTATATGGGAAAATTAAAATTCTTTGCTAGTTGTGTTAATATGAAAGAAGAAGCTGGAAATTATATTTGGAAAGTTGCTAAAGATGGAACTCAAGAAGATATTCCAGTAGATAGAAAAAACCACTTGATGGATGCTCTAAGATATTTATGTATGGGATTACCATTTAATTTTAAAGATTGTTATAATATTACTAAACCAGAACTTGTTGAAAATAAAGATACATTAATAACTAGACTAAGACCTGATACAGATATTAGTAGTTTTCTAGGAATTAATGAGGGTGGGGCATATGGTTTAGGATTATATAATATGGATTAGAAAGAGGTGATATTATGGAGAAAAAAGATAAGTCAATAATAAAAGACTTAATTGAGAAAGTTGATAAACTCGTATTAAGGGTGAATGAATTAGAGACAGAAGTAAACAATTTGAAAAAAGGTTCTTTAGGAACTGGTGTTTATTTAGATGGCTCTCCAGAATATGTAAAAGAGTATATTAGTAAAGAAGGTGAAAAATAATGAAAGATGAAGAAAAAACAGAAACTTTAAATATAGCTGCTGAATTAGAAAAGTCAAAACCTTATTTAGATAAATTTGAGAAAGCTAAAACTTTTAATAGTTCTAGAAATGAAGTTTATGCTGAAAATATGGCATTTTATCAAGGAAATCAACATTTATTAAAGAAGTACAAAAATGAGACTCCATGGGTAGTTAATATGAATACTCCTCATGCATCTGTTTCAATAGATAATCGTGTTGCTTCACTTTTAGCAAATGATTATATTGGTGAGTTAATTCCATTAGGTATTGAAGATGTTGATAATGTGGATAAGTTAGCAGAAGTTTATAAAAGAGAATGGAAAAGACTTAAAATGGATGACCTTGTTCGTGAATGTATAAGCACTTGTGCTGTAGTAAGAGAAAGTTATATTCATATAGTTTTAAAGAAAAATGAATCTATTGGTACAAATGGTAGAAAGAGTTTAGGTAAATTAGAAGCATATAGTATAGAACCAGCTAGGATATTCATTGATCCAAATGCAAGATGTCTTAAAAGAGCAAGATATTTATTTGTTGCAGATAGAATGAGTAAAGAAGAAGTTGAAGAAAAGTATCCTAAATTAGTTAATCTAGAAAGTACATCAGATATATATAACCCACAAGATAGAGGAGAAGTTTACTATGATAATGACTATACTACTGAACAAGAAGATATAAAAACTGTTTTAACTTATTATGGCAAAAAGAAAGGTAAAATAGAAAAAGTAGTTATTGTAAGCGGTATTATTGTAGATAAAAAGGATATGGACTTTCCTGTTTATCCAATAGCTCAAATAAGATGGCAAAAAGCAGCTCAAAGTTGTTATGGTTTATCTTTAATGGATAGTGTCATATCTTTGCAAAAAGCTGTAACATCTATAGAAAGTGCTATAACTAATACTGCTATAGCATATGCTGCTCCTAGTATGATGATTAGAAAAGGTTGTGGAGTTGATCCAAAAGTAGTTGCAAAAGCTAATGGTGCTCCAGGTGTTGTATATGCTGTTGATGGAGATTTAGATAATGCAATTAAACCTGTAGTTCCACCTCAAATAAAACAAGAAACTTTAAGTATAAAGAATGATTATATTAATCAAATAGATAAAATTACTGGAAGTACTAATCAATTCTTAGGAGATATTGGTACTGCTGGTAATACAAAGAGTGGTACTGAAAATGCAATAAGTAGAGCAACTATTATTGAAAATAAAGTATTATTAAATATAAAAGAATTTGTAGAAGATGTTACTGAGATAATTGTAGATTATATTAAAAGAGTTTATGCTGGAGAAAAATTATCATACAATGATGGTAAACAACCAGATGGTAAATATCAATTTACAACAGTACAACTACCAAATGAAGAAGATATGAAGAAAAATACTAATTATAATTATTATATAGAATTAGAAACAAAAACTCCTTATAATAGAGAAAAGCAAAAAGATTTATTATTACAAATTTTCCAATTAGAAAGACAATATGATGCTCCAGTTAAGACAGTAACTGTTGGAGATATTATTAAAAATTCTGATATAGAAAGAAAAGATGAAATACTTGCTAGATATAATGATTTAACATTCCAAGATGCTGAAACAAAAGCAGATGCAATTACACAACTATATCAATCTGGTATGGAAGTTGGAGTAGATCCTGAGTTATTAAAACAAGCTATGACAGAAATTATTTCAAATCAAAAAGAAACTCCTGCTGTTGATGAAGTTATGCAATATATAGAACAAGCTGCTCAGCAACAAATGGAACAAGCTAATCAACAAATGGAAGATGCTACTCAAACTTTAATGGCTACTCCACAAGGACAAGCAGATTTAAATACAGCAGCTCAAGAATTAGAAGGAGAAGAAACAACAATGTTAAATCAAATGGAGATACCAAAAGAAGCATAGAAATATGCTTTTTTATTTTTATTGTTTACAAGATTAAAAAAATATTGTATAATTGTCTTGATGAGATAGAGATATTTCAGTAGATTCATATTTAAACTTGTACCATAGCAAGCTAAAATAAGTATGTGAAGAAAGGGAGAAAAATATGAACAATGAGTTGAATAGTGTAGAAGATATTGATACTATGTTAGATAATGAGTTTAAATTAACTGATGATCAACCTAGTGAAGATATTGAAGAAACAGATGGAAATGTTGAAGAACAGGAAACAGAAATTGATGAAAATCAAGAAACTGAGACTGATGAAAAACAAAAAGATGATGAAGAAAATAATAATAGTGAAAACAAAGAAGAAAGTTCTGATAATAAACCAAGTGCAGAAGATAAAAAAGATTTTGCATTTAGTAAGATTAGAAAAGAAAATTCTGATTTAAAAGCTCAAGCAAAAGAAAGACAAGAAGAAATTAATTTTCTAAATAGATTAGCTGCTCAATATGGGTATACAGATGTAAAGAAATTTCAAGAGGACTATGAAAAAGCAAGAGTTCAACAAGAAGCTAAAGACAAAGGACTTGATCCTGTACTATATTCTCAATTACAAGAAAGCAATAAAAGAATTGCTGAATTAGAGAATAAACAAAAAGAGACTGAACTGATGAACAAAGCTGCTACTTTCAAAAGTGCTGTTGATAAAGCTGTTTCAGATTATAATTTAGGAGAAGATGGAAGAAATGAAATCTTTAATAAATTAGAAGAAGCTGGTTTTACAGTTGATGATATATTAGCATTACCTAATCCAGAAATACTTATTAAAGGTGTTTTATCAGATAAAATTGCTGAGTTGTCTAAACAAAAGCAAATTGATAAGTTAGAAACATTAGATAATCTTAGTGATGATAAACACAATAGTGTTGAATCAAGTGATGATATTACTTTAGATGATATTATTGCTAAAGAAATGAAACAATATAAAGCTGATAATTTTTATGATTAATTTAAGAAAGGTTAGGTGGAAATTATGGCTGCTGCAAATACTACATTGGCTGTACTACAAAGAAATGGTATTAGCCAAAATGAATATTGGTCAAAAAGAATTTTAGAAATGATCAAATTAGAAAAGTCTAATTTCGTATTTAGTGAATTAGGTACAGAAGTTAGCATACCTTTACATGAAGGTACTACAACTTTCTCAGTTCGTAGATATAATCATATTCCATATGATACTGATACAAAACATAGATTAACTGAAGGTGTTGCTCCAACAGCACTTAAACCAGAAGCTCACAAAGTTCAAGGTGTTGTTAATCAATTCGGTGTTGTAATGGAAGAAACTGATGTTGCTGCTGATGTTCACTTTGATAATATTAAAACTATTTATCAACCTGAATTATCTAGACATGCTGCTGAGGTTCGTGAAAGAAATATTATAGAAAGTTTCTCAGATGCATCTGAATATTTCGTTGGTACTGGAAATACTACAGTTAACCAAATTGATGCAAGTGATATTGTAACTTTCAAAGATTTCAGAGTTGTTGCATTATCAATGCAAAACCATAATAGAGTTGGACATAGAAGATATAATGGTGCATTTATTGGTGTTTTACATCCAAATGTAATGAACGATTTATTAGATGATCCAGTTCTAGTAAATAAATTACTTGTTCCAGGTAATGAAAATACTCCAATTAAACAAGGTACTCTAGCTAAATATAAAGCATATGGTATGTATTTTACTGATAGTTTAATTTGCCCAGTAAAAGCAAATAATAGTTCAGTAAATGTTTATACTTCTTATGTTTTAGGTAGAGATCCATATATGGTAATCAAATTAGGTAATGGAAATGTTAAATTCTATGATACAGGATTTACTGCTGATAAAGCTGATCCATTAGGACAAAAAGCTACATTTGGTTATAAAATGTGGACTGGTGCTAAAGTAACTGATCCAGTTTCAATTACAAGAGTTTACTCTGCATCTGGATATGATGTACATGTAAGTGATTGGTCAAGTGATACTGCTGGTCAAGCTGCATCACAAGATGATATTAGTGGTTAGTATTAACTAAAGACTATCTAATGTGGATAAAGGACTATATTGATATATAGTCCTTTTTATTATATAATTAAACTAGGGAGATGGAATTATGATAGAAAAGAAATATAGTATAATAATACCTTGCTATATTGCTACAGAAAAAGATTTTAGAAGATGTTTAGATAGTATTAAAAATCAAACATTAAAACCTTATGAAGTAATTTGTATAGATGATGCAAGTCCAACAGATGTTCCACAAATAGCAAAGGAATATGGATTCAAGTATATCAGACATGACAAAAATAAAAATAATGGTGGTGCAAGAAATACAGGAATTAGAGAAGCAAAAGGAGATTATTTAGTTTTTGTTAATAGTGATGACTATATATTACCAGAAACATTAGAAGAAATAGATAAGGTTAATTGTGGTCAAGATTTAATAATAATAGGTTTTCAGTCTTTTGGAAGTGATATATTTGATTTTATACCTAATGAAGAAAATATCCCATTTATATCAAAATTAGGTTGGTTTGGAGAACCTATGCATATTGTTAATAGAAATTTTATCCTAGAAAATGATTTATTTGAAATAGAGAATAAAGCAATTTGTGATGTAGACTGGAGTCCTAGAGTAGAAAATGCAGCAGAAACTTATACTTATGTACCTAAAAAATTATATATGTTCCAAACAGGAAGTGAAAATTCTTTAACTACTAGAATAATGAATGGTATTTATAAGGAGATGATATAATGAAAATAGCATTTTATATTCCATTTTTTAATAATATTGGTGGAGTTGAGAGTTGGATATATTATATAGGTAAATTGTATGGTAAGGATAGAGATATTACTATATATTATATTGATGGTGATGAAAAACAAATAAATAGGTTATTGCCTATATTTAAAGTGAAAAAGTTTTATAATCAAGAAATAAATTGTGATGTTGCCATTTTTGCTTATACTACTCCTGATAAAGAAATAGAATGTTTTAAAGCAAAAAAGGAAAGAGTACAATTTATACATGCTTGTTATTCAGTAGCTTATGGAATTAAGGAATTTAAAAAGAATCCATTAATTGATAGGTATATTGCTGTTAGTCAAACAGCTGCTGATGATATGTATAGAATTTCTGGTTTTATGCCAGAAGTTATACATAATCCTATATATTTTGATAAACCTAAGAAAGTCTTGAGATTAATAAGTGCTACTAGAATAGCAGAAGATAAAGGTTCTATATGGGAAAAGATGAAGATGTTTGCTAATATGCTAATTGAAAAAGATATACCATTTATATGGTTAGTATTTACAAATAATACTAAAATTAAACCAAATATTAGAGGAATAACATTTATGCCACCAGAGTTAAAAATAACTGATTATATTGCAGATTCAGATTACTTAGTTCAATTTTCAAAAACGGAAGCAGATTGTCTTTCAGTAAAAGAAAGTTTATGTGTAGGAACTCCAGTACTTGTTACTAATTTTGATTCTGCTATAGAAAATGGAGTTGTAGATGGTAAGAATGGTTATATATTTAATATGGATATGACTAATATAGATGTTGAGAAAGTTTATAATAATATTCCAAAGTTTGAATATAAAGTTAATAATTCAGAGAAAGAATGGAATAATCTTCTAGGAAAACCTTGTAAACCTAAAAAAGACAAACTTGTAGAAGTTATCTGCATAGTTAATAGGTTTTTTGATATTGAACATAAATGTTATAGGAAAAAAGGAGATAGGTGGATTGTTGATGAAGAAAGAGCTAAATCTTTAATCAATTCCAAACAACAAAGAGCAGAGGGGTTTACAATTATGCAATTAGTTGATATAATAGATTAAAGGAGAAATGGGAAGATGACAGAAATAGAAAATGAAAAGACAGTTTTAACTGAGGAAGATTTAGGTTTAGAAAAAGCAGAACCTAAAAAAGAAGTTAAAAAACAAAGTGTTACTAAAGAAACCAGTAAAGGTGTTAAAAAAGCAGATGATGCATTAAAAAATGCAGCTGCAACAGCAGCACTTAAAGCAGCCATTGATGCTAATACTGAGTTAAGTGTTAAAGAAGCAGAAAAAGTATATATCCATGAAAAAATGAAATTTATGTTGGATAAGTGTAAGAGTGATAAAGTGGTAGAGTTTAGAGGAGATAAGATATATGCTCCATATTTTGGTAAAGAATATACATTCTTATACAATGCAATTCCAGTAACAATTAAATTTGATGGATCTGTTCAAAAATTTCCTAAGTTTATCTATGAGAAAATTATGGATAAAATACATGAAGTTTCTGAAAGTAATACTCCAAAAGTTCAAATTGAGAATAGAACTGCTCAATAGTTTATAGTTTATTTACTATAAACTTTTTTTATGTTATAATTAAGATAAAGAAGGTGATTGTATGACATTAGCAGAAATTACAAAAAATTCCTCTATCTTTACTGATGAGAATTTTTCTGTTGAAAATATTTTAAGTCTAGCCAACAGAGCAATTTCTAGAATTAATGTTGAATGTAATACTTTATTTCCTTTTTATACTGATACTACAACGGACTATACAGCAATTCCAGTTAAGCATCAGCTTGATATGATAAGTCCTTACTTATCTTATGGTATAAAAATGAATGATAGTTCTTTGTCAGAAGCTAATATGTATCTTGATGAATTTTATAGAGCACTAAATGCTTTCAAAGATAGTATAGGTTCATTAGTTGAAGCATATGAACAAGGAGATATAGAAAATGGTATTTCTGGTGAATATATAAATACAATAGGTTATGGTGGTGTCTATGGTATGGATACATCAAATGCTATTAATATAGGTTTCTTTGGAAATAACGGTAATGGTGGAAGTTATTAGAAAGTAGGTGAATTAGATGGGAAAATATCAAACATATAAAGGAAATGCTGAAAACAAGTTATTTTATCTTGTAGATCAATTAGTTGGTGGTATAAACACAGACTTTAGTGATGATAGTAGTCCTGATAATGAATTTAAATCTATAGTAAACTTCACAATGGATAAAAGGGGATCATTATATAAAAGAATGGGTTTTGGTAAACTTACTGCTGTTTCTCAAATCTTTGCTAAATTTAGTGAGACTCCAGAAGTTAAAAATAGAACAGAAACAAATCCCAATCCAGAAGATTATAATGATAATATAGTTTATATTAAGATATTACAAAATGATAATAATTGTTTTAGAAATTTATCAGCATTTACTGGAGAAAAGGCATATAGAAAATATCAAGAATTATATGGTAATCAAAATAATTCATTTAAAATATTAATTATAACTACAAATAAAGAATCTAATAAATCTAAATCATGGTTATATACTTGTAAGTTGCCACCATTAGAATATGATGAACATGGTGATCCAACAGAAACTGAAACAATAGTACTTACAGAATCTATAAATGAGCTTCCAGTTGTATTCAAATGGGATAGAAACTTAACAAATATAGATACAATAGAATTCTTTGATAAAATATATTTTACAGATAATGATAAAGGTCTTGTTTGTTTTGATAGACAAACTGATACATTTAGTTATTATGGTGCAGCTATTGGAAATGAAGCAAATAAAGCATATAAACCAAGTCCAATGGAGATAAGAAAAATAGGTTTCAATGTTCTAGGAGATACTCCTTTAACATGGGTTGATTATCAAGGTCTATCAACAGATAGTATTCAAGGTATGTATTTAACAACTACTGATGATAAACCAACAACTGTAATACCTAGTACTGGTAGTTTTAAACTTAATATACTATATACTGGTACAGATAGTGGTTTTGATATTACATTTAAAGAAGGAGAAAACGAGAGAAGTGCATCTGTAACAGTTGATTCTCATAGTACAACTGGTTTAAAGATATATAATATTGTATTTACTACAGTTCCTACAAGTAATGTAGAAATTAAAATAGAGAAAACAGGTGCTACTATTAATCCTTATTATGATTATTATGATGTAGGTCAAGTAGACCAAGAGATAAAAGCTGTATCACATCTTAATATTGGTGAATATGGAATGTTAGAAATGTACAATAGAGCTGTATATTTTAAAGATGATACAATATGGTTCAGTGAATTAAATAATTTCCATTATGTTCCTAACTATAATTATGTTTCATTACCAATAGAGCCAACTGATAAAATAACAAAGATAGTTTATTTTAGAAATGTTTATGTAATATTTACTAAATTTAGAATATATAAAATGTCTAATGCATTTGGTGATGCTGATTTCCAAGTAGTTCCATTAAACTTAAGTATTGGATGTCATGCTCCACATACTATAGTACCTATAGAAAATGTTTTATATTTTGCAAGTTCTAGAGGTATTTATCAATTAATATCTAGTGCAGCATATGGTAATAGTTCTAATAGTCTTACATTTGAAAATGTTAAAGAAATAGATGCTAAAGTAAAAAGTCTTACTTCTAATGTTACAATGTATTTAGGAGAACTTACGGATCCAGCTGTTAGATATAGTGGAATAAGTGAACACTCTTATGCAATAAGATATAAAGATAAATATATGTTATTCTTCAATACAGCATATGAGCAAGGTGATATAGCTGCTTTAAATAATTTAGATGTTTTAGTTTATAATTATGATATGAAAGCATTTACTGAAATGAGATTTACAGAAAAACCTACATTTATGTTTATGTTAGATGGTGCTATTGAATGTTATTGTAGTGTTCCAGAAAAAGAAGAATATTCTGTAGAAGAAACACTTTTAGAATATGATTTCAGTAATGTTATTGGAGATACAGTAGAAGATGAATCAGGAAATGGATATGATGCAAAAACATTTGGTTCAATGATTATTAAACCAGGTATAGGAATTACGTTAGATGGTAATAATAATTATGTAAAAACTGGAGTAATTAATTCAAACTATAATCTTAAGGGTGGATTTAAAGTATCAATGAAAACAAATATTTCTAGTTTTACTGATGCCTTCTTGTATAATTTAAAACAAGCTATAGCAACAGGACAAGCAACTCCACAATCATTTACAATATCCACTAATTGGTCACAAGGATATAAAGCAGACTTAATTTGTAATACTGAACCTAATAACAATTATAGAACCGTAAAAGTTTATTATACACTTAGATATTATAGAGATTCTACAAATAGAAATGCTAATCAAAGTGGTACATTCTCATTAAAAGATTTAACAACAGGTGTTACATTAATACCAGAAACAAGTTTTAGTTATAATTTAGGTTCATCTTTATATAGAGATGTTAAAACTGGTAATTTCACTATTAATCAAGGTGATGGTCAATACAAACATAATTGGAAATTAGATGTTTCTAGTTATTATCCAACTTATACAACTAGAAGGGAAAAGGGTGCAAATACAACATTTGATGTTCTTAGAAATTCACAATTTGGTAGTGATTTAGGTATAAGAATTGAAGGTACTTGTGAAGCAACAGATACAGGTTGTAGAATAACTTATACTCCATATGCACATCTTGCTAGAACTACTTCATTGTATATAGGTGCTAGAGATCTATATGCTTATATAAATTCAATACAACATAATCATAGAACTCCTAGTATAAGTACAGCTAGTGGTTCAGTACATGAGTATAGTGCAGGAACACAAACACAAGACATTACTTATGATGGAAATCCTACTATAAATATTGATGCTACATGGAATTTAAAAGCAACTTTTGCAGGTGTTTATAGAGAAAATGTTGAAATAGATGCTTTTTCAGTACAATTACCAGTAAGTAGAAATGTTACAGATACAAATTGGAATTTATTTTCAGTTACTGGAACATTACTTGTTGAATTAAATCAAATGTTAAATTTAAGTTATAAAAATTTAGCAATAGGAATAAATAATGAACATAGTTTAAAGGTGATTTGTAATAGTGAATATCAAGAATATAGTGTAGATGTTATAAATAATAACAAGTCTATAATAGGTAATCATACTATTAAAGTAGAATATATAAAAACACAAGACTATCTTGTTAATATTTATCTTGATAATGCATTATTTGGAACAGCTACTATTCCAGAGAATTGTGTGGTAAATAGTAATAGAGATGCATCTATCATAGGTTATGGTATTGTTGGTGACATCAATTTATTCCAAATACAATTAATTGATAATAGATATGTTATAAATTATGATTTTGATAATGGTAAAGGAACATATATTACTGATAAATCAGGAAACAATCTAACTGGTAATATTGTTGGAACAGTTGATTGGATTGTAGAAGAAGGTATAAAATTTGATGGTAGTACATGCTATGTTACAATTCCTACAATAAGTTCTAATATACCTTTTTCAAATGGTTATTCTATAGAATTTGAAAGTAAATTTACTAATATTTCTCAAATATCTAAAATAATAGATCTAGCTAATGACTATAATACAGGAAGTCTTGGAGATTTAAAATGTAGTATTAACTGTGGTAAAATAGATGCTACAAATAATTTAGTATTTGAAAGTTATGGTATATCTAAAAAGAGAATGAATATTACAAGTGGTAATATCAACCTTCTAGAAAAACATAAATGGAAATATGATGTTGTAGATAATGGTAAGAGCTATGATTTAACTTTATATTGTGATGATATAGAAGTAGCAACTGATAATTTTAATTATGGTGGTATATCAAATGTTATTAGAAGAAGTAATTTTATAGGTAAATCTAATAGACCTGGTGATAGTTTATTTGCTGGTATATTATATAATTTAAAGATAACAATAAATTATAGTCCTAATCCAGCTCCAATATATGAGAATGATATATTTGAGTACGATACAACATATGATGAGTTTGGAAAAGATATGGAAATAGAATTAGAAACAAAAGGTATAAATTTACAATATCCATTACATAAAAAGAAACTTAAAAATATATTTATTAAAGGTTTAGGTGGTTATAGCTATAAAGAATTCTTCTGTGAACTCTATGTTGATGGTCATCTAGTAAATGATCCTTATAAATATAGATACTATATTGAAGATATTACAGGACAAGTTGTTTATGATTATTCAGAAGATAAAGAATTAAGTTTTGATGAAAAAATATCATTATTAGGAAATATGAGATTAGATAAGACTAAGCTAGGAGAAAGTACATATCAAACTAAAAAATTAATCATTCCTAGCAAGGGTAAGAACTTTGCATTGAAGATATATGGTATGAGTTCAGATTATTTAAGTATAGAAAGTTTTGGTTTCGTATGTAAGCTAGGAAAAGTAAAAGAAGATTAAGGAAGGTGAATGATATGGAAGAAGAAACTTTATATGATAGAATTGGTGAAGCAGACTTAAATCCAACTTATAAAGATGGTCAAGTTTATCAGCATACAGATGTTAATAATATGCTTTCTATATTAAAAACAGCTGTTAATGAGAACTATCATGACATTCAAAAACTAGAAAATGGTACAAAAACTGTAGGTAATGCAAATAAATTAGATAATGCAGAAATTTCTAGATATATAGATGAAGAATTACAAGGAAATGATGATAAAATTCCAACATCTCAACAAGTAAAAAATTATGTTGATGGTAGGTTTTCAGACTTTAATCCACCAGTCAGGGGAGTGGACTACTGGACTGAGGAAGATAAACAAGAAATAATTGATGAGGCTTCTAGTGCTGTAATGGAAGATGTTGATGAAGAAATAGATCAAGCAATAGATGAGATGAAGGAAGCAGCATTTACTACGTTTGATGTTGTAGATGGAAAGCTTATTGCAGGATATTCTAGAAATGATGAGGATTATTATTTCCAATTAAATGGAAATAAATTAGAGGTGGTGATTAGTGATGAGTAGAATTTATAGAACACTTGGTACTGTAGCTATGACTCCAAAAGGAGAATATGATTCTAGTGCTTATTATGAATATTTAGATATCGTTTTATACAATGGTTTAAGTTATATAGCCAAAAAGAATTCCAATAATGTGTTACCAACAAATTCTGAGTATTGGCAATTATTTTCTACTCCTGTTTATTTAAGTGGTAGTACTTCAAATAGACCAAGCACTAATCTAAATGTTGGTTTATATTATTTCGATACAACTTTAGGAAAACCAATTTGGTATGATGGTACTAATTGGGTTGATGCAACAGGAATAAGTGTATAAAGGAGAGGTGATATAAATGAGAACAATAAATGTTTTAGGTCCAGTAGGTTTCAATCCTACTGGTACATATGATGCAACAAGAACTTATCAAAAACTAGATGTAGTTTATTATCAGGGATCTAGTTATGTAGCAATAAGTGATTCTTTAGGACAATTACCTACAAATAGTGAATACTGGAATTGTATAGCAACTGGAGCATTGAAACAATTTACATATGATAGTGTTGCAGAAATGAAACTAGATAATTCTTTAGAAAATGGAATGTGTGCTAAAACTTTAGGCTATTATGAAAAAAATGATGGTGGTAAAGGCTTATATAAAATAAGAACTATTACTAATGAAGATGTAGTTGATGAAAAATTAATAGTAGCATTAGCTGATAATACTTTAATTGCTGAATTAATATTAGATGATGTTGTTAATATTAAATGTTTAGGAGCTAAAGGTGATGATACAACTGATGATACTTCTGTATTTGAATATGCACAGAATTTACATAGAACAATATATGTTCCAGCTGGAAATTATGTTGTTAATAACTTTACATTTACTAAAGGAATTAAATGGCAATTTCAAACTGGAAGTGGAACACAATGGTTTTCATCTGGAGGAGCTGTTATAAAAACTTCTACTGGTTTAACTATTTCAGGTGGACCAGAAATTAATAATTTAGTTGTAAGATATAATGGAACTATAAGTGATAAATCATTAAGACCAATAGGAATAAAATTGAAATCACATTTTTGCACTATTAAAGGTTTACATATACAAGACTTCTATATTGGAATTGCATGTGGTGTTTTAGCTGGTGGTCATGTTGATTATACAAAATTATATGATGTTTATTCTTGGTATAATTATTATGCTGGTTTAGTATTAGATGGAGATTCTTCAAATCAAGTTAATTTCATTTCATTATATGATTGTAATATAGGAAGTAATGGAGTAGATCCTCATGATAATACAAAAGAGCCTGTATTAAATAGAGGCTATGGAGTATATATAGGAAATTGTAACGCAATTACTATTAATAATGGTGATTTTAGTTCTAATGAAACATGTTCTTTTTATATTGATAATCCAACAACTAGTAAACAAACTAGAGGTTTAACTGTTACAAATTGTTATGCTGAACAAAATAAATATTGTGATATTTATTATAATAATGCTGGTGATTCATCAAGAACTAGAACTGTTGATGTAAATTTTATATCAGCATATTTTTATCATTCATCAGCAAACATTTATTATATAGGTGAATTATATTTAGCAAGTCAATTTATACCATCATCAGTAAAATTTATGGATTATCCTAATGTAAAACTTGAAGATAAAACATGTATATTGTATGATTTAGTAAAACATAAAGGAATGTCATATTTTACAAATGCTGTAAAAGATATTGCTATTGTTTTAAAAAGATTAACAAGTTATAAAATATCAATTACTTTAAAAGGAACATCAACAGGTTATTTAACAGCACAAAATATAGTAAGTAAATTATATAATACTAGCATTGCTTTACAAGGTACTTCCTATTTACAAAATTCAACTAGAATAAGTATTTTATCAGCAGCAAATATTCCTGTTGTAGAAGATACTACATCAACATATGATTTATATGTAACAATGCCTGATAGTGATACAGATTTAGTATGGTATCAATTAGCTGGTTATGGAGCTACTGCTGAATTAATTGATTTAAATGTAGAAGAAATACCATTTATTGCTCCTAGTACAGGTGCAAATACTCCTCAAATAGGTGCAATTAGAATGAATGGTACTACACCACAAATTTATGTTAATGGTGCATGGAAAGATATAACAATTTCTTAGTTGCAAAAAGTGATTATATGGAGAATATAACTTTAGGACAAATTAGAGATGTAATTGCTAGTAAAGTATTATATAATTAACATAAATCCTGTTTATTCTTTATACAGATTATCCATAATATGGATGATCTTGCCATGTATGACAATTATAATATGGAGGGGAATGTACATATGAAAGAAATTAAAAATGAAATTTCTAGACAAGAATTTGATGATCTAAAAGAAAAAGTTAAGGGTTTAGAAAAAGTATTTGAAAAGATTAATAGCATAGCTTTGTCTACTGAGAAACTTGCTATTGAAATGAAATATATGAGAGAAGAACAAACTAAACAAGATAAAAGAATAACTACAATAGAAGAAAAACCTATTAAAAGATATGATAGTATTATTACATATATTATTACTACTATTGTAGGAGCAATTATAGGATTTATCATATCATTGATAAAGATGAAATAGTATGTTATAATTTATTTAAGTTAAATGGAAGGTGGTGAGTTGAAATGGAAGATAATGCAAAAATTGAAGAAATGGAAACTACAGAACTAGAAGAAACTGTTGAAGAAACTACTGAAGAAGTAGTTGAAGAAACTCCAGTAGAAGAAACTACAGAAGTAGAAGAAATTGTAGAAGAAATTCAAGATGAAGCTGAAATTCAAACAACATTCAATGAATCTTCTGTAGAAGATTTAATGGATGAAGAAGGAGATGTTGAGAATGTATCCTATTAATGGTGCTAAACCAAAAAGTGGAGATAAATTTTATAATACTACTGATGTAGGTGGATATAGTCAATGTATTAAAGGTAAACCTACTCAAAAAGGATTAAATGTTCTAGATAACTGTGTTGGTGCAGCCTGTGGATTCTTTAATAAAGTTTACTCAGATGTTACTGGTTATAAAGGTATGAAATATCCTAAACTATACTGTAATGCAGAATGTTTTATAGATCAATGTAAAAAGTGCTATCCAGAAATTCAAGTAGTACAAGAGCCTGTTGAAGGTGGTATTATGGTATGGGAAGGTATAGGCAAACTTGCAGGTCATGTTGCAGGAGTTGTTAAATGTATTAGTCCTACTCAAGTATATACTGCTGAATCAGGATATAATTCATTTGCATGGGCAAATTATACAAGAACTAAAGGTGAAAATGGTAATTATGGTTTAAATACTAATAGTTATAAATATTTAGGTTGCTTAGTTAATCCAGCCCTTGGAGAACAAAGATCTTATGAATCAGCTGTTACTCCTAATGTTCCTAGAGATGAAAATAGAGACCAAATAGAAGTTAAAATAGATATTCTTCGTGTAAGAAAAGGTGCTGGTCTAGACAAAGAAATTCTAGGTTTTGCATCAAAAGGTTTCTATGATTTTTATGAAATAAAAGATGCTGATGGTTATGATTGGTTTAGAATTTCAGATGATCAATGGATAGCATATAATCAAGATTGGGAAACTGTATATCCTAAGAAAAAATCAAATGAAATTGAATTGGGTGATACAGTTATAGTAAATGGTGTAGGTACTGCTGCTAGTACTGGAGAAGGTGCTAAAACTGGAAACTATAAAAATAGAAAAATGAAAGTAATTATGATTTCTGGAAACACTTCTAGACCTAATAGATATGCATTGAACTCACAAAATAAGGGAAATATAAATGATCCTAGAGCTGTAACTGCTTGGTTTAGTGAAAAAAGTATTAAGAAGGTGTAATTATGGAAGTAACTTATGTTATTATTGTAGGTATTATTACTTATATTCTAGGAGCTATTACTAAAATGTTCATAGATACTATTCCCAATAAATATATTCCAATTCAAAATGTAGTGATAGGTATAATAAGTGGTTTAATATGTTATTTCACTAAAATAGAACCTAGTCTATTACAAGCATTAGTTTTATGCTTATTTGCTACTATGGGTGCTGGTGGTACAGCAGACTTAATGCAAACAAAAATTGGAAAAGAAAAGTAAAAAAGTCTATATAGTTAGACTTTTTTTATTTGTTATGTTATAATTTATGTATGAAAGTAGGTGTTTTTATGGCTAAAAGTGCAAAAGAATATGCTAGAGAGCAATTAGGCAATCTAGACTTATCTTACCTTAAAGGTGAAGAAGATGTTGCAAATAAGACATATGGCACTACTACAAGCTCATTAGAAAATAACTTTAATAACTTGATGAATCAGATAGCTTCAAATAGAGAAGATACAAGAAAGAATTTTAATACTGGTAGAGCTACTGTGGCAGAAAATGCTTATACTGCAAATAAACAAAATCAAGCTGACTTAGCTTCTAGGGGTATAGGTAGTAGTGGTTTAAAAGCATTAGGTGAAATAGGAAACAGAATGGAAACAGGACAACAATATAGTAACCTAGCTAACAAATTTTATAGTACAATGACTGATTTAGAAAATACAGAAAAACAAAGTAGAGATCAATATGATATAGATGTTCAAACTGCTAAGAACACTTTAGATAGTGCATTGGCAGGTATTGCATCTCGTAGGGGAGAAGCTCAAAACCAATATAATCAATCTTTAGGACAATTAGCAGAACAAGTTCAAGGTAGATGGGATGCAAATGCAAATGCTCAAGCTGCTTTAGCACAAGCAAAAGCTGCTGCTGCACAAGCACATAGTGATGCTGTAAATGCTGCTAAATCTCAATTATCTAATGCAAAGAAACAAGCATTAACTGAGATAGTAAATGGTAGTGGTAGTCTTGATCAAAAGAGAGCTGCAATTCAAACTACATTTGGTGTAAATGCAGCAACAGCTACAAAAGTATTACAACAATTAGGACTAGAACCAATTAAAGCTACTATGTTTAGTTATAACGAAAATTATAAATCTCCAACAATGAATGATTTATATGGTATGTTAGGAATTAAGTAGGTGATATTATGGCTAATAAAGGTAGACAATATGCTGAAAATCTTGTAGGTGCTTTAGATAGAGGTGCTTTCGGACAACAAAGAGAAGTAGCTCAAAATACCTACAATACTAATTGGCAAAATGTACAAAATCAATATAAAAATTTACAAGATAAATTAAAATTACAACAAGAAAGAGCTAATAGAGACTTTGCAGAAGGTTTAGTTGATGTTGCTGAAAATTCTTTTAATAGACAAAGAGTTGGTAGTGGAAATTTATCAAATAGAGGTTTAGCTGCAAGTGGTTTAACAAATATATTAAATCAAGCTGATACTGCACAAAAAGGAGAAGAAATTGGAAAACTTCTTAAAAGTGCTGGAGCAATTTCTGCTGATACTGCTGACAGATTAAGTCAAGCTAATACTAAATATGCACAGGAAAGTTCTAGTTTAATGGGTAAACTTGCTGATACTCTAGCAGATGTAGGAGATGCTGAAACAGCAGCACAAAACAGATATAATCAAACTTTAGCTGGTATAGCAGGTGCTATGGATCAAAGAGAAGCAAATAATGCATTACAAGCTGCTCAAAGAGCTGCAAGTAGAGCTTCTAGTGGTGCTAGTAGAGCTCAAAAGAAAGCTCAAAATGACTTAGAAGAATTTTATAAGAGAGCAACTGTTAATGAGATTCTTGCTAGTCCAGATATGACAGATAAACAAAAACAAAATTATTTAGGAATTATGTTTGGTATAGATAATGCTAGAGATGCTGTTAGAGCATATGCTGCTAATGTAAATGCTACAGATACATATAATACTAAATTAGCAAATTTACAAGATGCAGCTAATAAAGAAATTGCTGCTAACGAAGCTGCAATTCAAGCATATAATAGAAATCAACAAGCAAAAGGAAATCAAGAATATATGGATACATATAATAGATATAATAATTTAAATAATAATATGACAAATTTTACAGATCAATTTAGTAAATATAGTAGATATGATCCAAATATGATTTACCCAAGAGAAAATTATAGAGACCAACTTGCATTATCAGACTTCCAAGATCAAGGAATAACATATGAGGATCTTGCTGCATTATTATATGGAAATAAATAAGAAGGAAGGTGATGCATATGGCACAAGGTTATTATGAAAAATTATATAAGACTGTTAAAAGCGGAAATGAAAAAGCAATATCTAAAGCATTTTCACAAACAAGTGCTGGTAAACAAGGTAAATTACAAAAACAAATAAATAACCTTTCTACAAGAATGGAAGCTGGTGGTGTTGATACATCAAAAGCTAAAGATAGTAGAAATGCTGTTGAGAAATTCTTAGGACTTCCAGAAAATCAAAACTTTATTTTTGATGTATTTGAATTATTAAATAGACCACAACAAGCATTATTTGGTGCTATAAATGCAGCACAAAAAGGTGAAGATGCTGGTAAAGCTGCATGGAGCAACTTTAAGGGTGATACAGAAACTAATTTTAAAGATATACTTACAGAAGCAGGTATGAGTGATAGAAAAGGAAAACTTGATTTATCAGATGCTCTAGGATTTGTAGGTGATGTACTTCTAGATCCATTAGATTTAGCATTAATTCCAGTTACTGGTGGTGCTAATGTTGCTGCACAGGCTGTTGATACTACAGCAGATGTTGCAAAAGGTGCTAAAGCATTAGATACTGTCTCTGATGTTGCTAAAGCAGCAAATGCAATAGACAATGTCTCAGATACTGCAAGAGCTATAAATGCTGCTGATAATGCTATTGATGCTGCTAGAGGTGGAATCAAGTTTAAATCTGCTAATGATTTAATATTTGAAGGAATCGGTAAAGGAATAAAAGCAGGTGCTAAAGGTTTAGATAAGGGTATAGAAAAAGCTCTTACAAAAGCAGATGAACTTGCTGGTATTACATATAAGACTGCTAATGCTAAAAGTGCTGCTAATCTAGGTAAGGTAATTGCAGAGGGTGCTGAAAAGAAAATTGGTAAATTAGAAACATATAAAGATGTTAAAGACCAAATTTCTAGAATGTTTAGTACAGTTAGTAATATTCCTAAAGAAGTTAAAGATGCTTTAAGGAAAAATAATGCAGATAGTGTTAGAGCTGCTAATGAATTAAAACCTTTATATGAAAGTTTAGATAATAATATTACAGACTATGCTTATAAAGTTGCTGAGAGAATGGGAGATACTAGTGAAGCAACAGTTAGAAAAATAGCAGAACAAACAGATAAAGATATTGCTAATCTTAAAGAATTTATGAATTTAAATAGAGAAACAACAATGAAAGATATTATTAAAGAAGCTAAAAATGGTAAACTTACAAAACTTGATGCTGGTGATGAGATAATTAGTAAACTTAATAATATTGCTGATGATGTAAATAAAGCTGGTAGAGGACTAAATCTTACAGTTGATATAACTGATGATGGATTCATTAAATTAAGTAAAGACTGGGATAAAATAAAACCTACTAAAGCTCAATATAATAAAATGGTTAAAGAATATGGTCAAAGTTTTGCAGATGAAGTTGCAGGACTTAGCTTAGATGGAAAGAAACTATCTGAAAAAGTAGTTAAAAAAGGTAATTATACACAAGCTGATTTAGATGAATTTGGTAAATTAATGGAAAAATATGATGCTGATGATGCATTTAAACAACTATATCAACAAAATGATGATATATTTAATAAAGCTAATACTATTCTAGATAAACATTTTGGTACTAATCTATCAAAAGAATATGCAGATAATGCAGGATATGTACGACATGCTTTCAATAAAGATCAATTTAATAAATATAAAGAATTAGGTTTTGTTGATGAATATGGAAAAGTAATGACTAAAGGTAATGCTAAAATATTAAGTGATAGACTTTATAATATGTCTGCTAGAGAAGCAAATAATATGTTTAAAGAAAGCATTACTAAGAATCTAGATACTTTAACTGCTGAGCAAAGAAAAGCTGTTGAAAAGTTATTAGGAGAAGATGGAATATTCTCAGAAGGTATTACTAAATCATTCAGTAATTATCTAGAAAATATACCTAAACTAGCACAAGATAGTAAAACTCTAGATACAGTATTAATAGATGCAACATTTGGTAATTATAAAGAACTTAAGAATATTGATAAAGAAATAAATAAAGCTAAAAAAGCTGGAGATTTAGCATTAGTTGAAAAATTAAATGCTGATAAGATTGAGAAATTAAATAATAGTAATATGAAAATTCTTACTAATGCTGATAGCACAATTCCTAGAGGATTTAAACAATTAAGTAGTGATGAAGTCAGATCATTATCTAATAAATTAAGTAAAATGAGTAGTGAATTAGGACTAAAAGAAATGGAAGATGTTGCTAAGTATGTCAAAAATAATGGTGGAAAAATGGCTATTAATAAAGATATACTAAGACTTGTAGAAATAGGAACAGACCAAAAACAAGCTAAAGGTTTAGTAAGATTATATGACCAATATTTAAATTTCTTCAAGAGAAATAAAGTATTATCTCCATCATTCCAAATAAATAACCTTTTAGGTAACTCATCTAATATGTATTTAGCAGGTATAAATCCTACTAAACAAGCTCAACTTTTCCCAGAAGCTCTTAATATTATGAACAAGAGTGATGATTTAATGAGAAAAGCGGCTAATGGTGTAGAACTTACTAGTAAAGAACAAAAGATGCTAGATATATGGAATGGTTTTATAGATGCTGGTTTTGGTGATCCAAAAGCATTAACTGCTATGGAACTTTCAGATATGCCAGATAGTTTGAAAAAGTATTTTGAAAAAGGTACAAAACCAAGTAATTTAAAAGAATTTTTAGTTGATGGTTTACCTTATTTAAATAATAAAATGAATAACACTATGGATACAATGTCTAGACTTGCTACATATATGGAAGGTGTTAGAAATCCAAAATTCTTAGATAAATTAGGAGTTGAAAATGCTGGTGAAGCTGTTAGAAAAGTATTATTTGATCCAAAAGATATGACAGATTTTGAAAAGAATGTAATGAAAAGAGTAATGCCTTTCTATACATTTACTAAGAAAAACTTAGCATTTCAATTTGATAACTTATCTAAAAATGCATCACAATATAGTAAACTAATAAGAGGTTATGATAGATTATTGGATGCTGCTACAGATAATAATAGTGAAAATGTAAGTGCTTGGTTAAAGGATAACTTATATATACCTATTCCAGTTCTTGGTAAAGATGGTTCATATAAGGTTATAAGAGGTTCATTACCTTTTGGTAATTTAATTGATACTCTGGAGAATCCTATTAATACAGCAACTAACTTATTATCTCCAACATTTAGGATGCCAATAGAATTATCCAATAATATGAACTCATTTACAGGACAAGAAATAGAAAAATTTCCAGGAGAATTAAGTAAGAATATACCTGGAATGACTAAAAAACAAGAGTATTTACTAGGTAATTTAACAGGTTTAGATGTTCCAGTTAAAACTACTACAAGAGCATATCAAGGTTTACAACAAACAATGCAAGGTGAAGCTGATCCATTCCAATTCTTAGAAAATGCTACAACTATGGAAGGTAATATTGATACTGATAAGATAAATAGAATGTATGATCAACTAGAAAGATTAGAAAATTTAATGCAACAATACAAACAACAAGGTTATCAATTCAGTACTCTGAATGAATTG